TAGTTAACTCGGAAGCTTGCCTTCCACGATCAAGGAAGGACCACCGCTGGTTTTCCAGTTGCGAATATAGATTCTGTGCAGTCTCTTCCTGTTGCATGATGTTGTTAGGCTACGGTTACAGTTAGGTTGCCAGCGGAGATTTGGAACGAGTCACCATTATTGACGGTAGCGGAACTGTCTAGTGCAGTCCAAAATAGTAGTTCACCACCAGAGGCACTATCGAATATACCTACGCCTGTGACAGTTCCCCAATTTCCTCCTGTTGCTGTAAAGCCAGTAATATTAGCGTTACTGGAAAGTGTGCCGTCACCCGATGCGTTATCAAACTTGTCGGTAATCGCCACACGGGAATAATTGTTTCCACTAACTTCTGTTCCACCGCTTGAACCTTCGTCGCTTTCCGTTGGGTTAGCTGTAAAAAGTCCAAGGTGGATGGTACTAGGTGCAGTAACAGAACCTCCTGCTCCCGTGCCTTGGTTAAGATAAAAATCGAGAATCTGGTTCTCAACGTAATTTGATGCTTTTGACATAGTTATGTCTCCTGTTATTTATTGTGTTTGTTAAATTCCGTCTGGATCGGTGTACCACTCACCATCTGGATTGTTTAAAAGTGTTTGATTGCTGAATAGATGGGCTACTTCCTCCGTTACGGGCAGGATGTGTTTGCCATAGTCAGTATGTTCTGGGTTGTTTACGGTGTGACGTTCTGCGTATTCAGCAGCATTGGCGTTGGGTATACCTAGTGCCTCTTCAGCCTGTTGATTGGCAGCGTCCCATTCAGAAACAGTGTCGAGCAGTAGATATTGCTTTGCCATTAGATATTGTATTTATCGGCTAGGTAACTCTCAGTGGTGTTGCGGTTTGTGTCGGAAAGTGTGCCATCAAAGATCAACACTTCAGCAATCTTACCGTTCATGTAGTAGGAGGTGTTCTTGCCTTTCCACATACCCAGAATCTGTCCGTTAGTGCCTTGTGTTCCTGGATTACCTGTTGCGTGACTGGCTCCGTCTTTACGGACATAACTGGAAGCACCGTTCAGATAGACTGTGAAGTAATGCCAGTCAGTATCAGGTGAACCGCTTGTTGGTGCCATCCATGACGAGCCAGCGTAACTACCCCAACCTGTTGACCGCATTGAGAAGTTGACTGCCCTGTAACCACTAGGATTGTCACGCCCGTCTAAAGCATTGTTGCTACCGCCTCCGCTAGTAACATCATACGCACATACAATGAATGCGGTAACGGGTTGAGTAGTGTTACTTCCGTAATTAACCTCTAGGTAGTCAGCATCGAAGTTTACTGCTGGCAGACTGTTGACCTGATTAGTGTTATAGATTGGTTGGGTGGATGATGTACTGTTAGATGCACTTACCCCACTATCATGTCTGGAAGGCCAACTAGAAAGAGCATCACCGTTGCTGGAACCAGTAATATCGTTAGCGTCGAACCAACAGAGCTTACCTGTCAATCCTTCAACAATACTTTCGTCGCTCTGAATGTGAGTGCCACTAGCAGATGCTGTAACGCCTACAGAAACTGTTGCTGTTCCTGAGTGTGTTGTAGAGGTTACATTACTATCACCCATCTTCCACCAACCAGCGAGATTGCTACTACCTGTTAGGTCTGTGCCGTTACCGCTGTTGTAAAGGTTGCTGACCTGTGTGCTGGTTAGTTCGGTAGACCACATAGAAACGTCATCAAATATACCTTCAACTCCACTCCCGATTCTAAAGCCAGATGTGTTTGTGTAGTTAGATATGTCCGTGTCTTCGGGCGTTGAGTCTGTGGTCATCGAAACAGCGGACCCGTTAATATAAAATGTAGGGGAACCGTCACTTGCTACTGTTACCACGATATGTTTGTAAACCGATGAGGATGACCAAACATCTGACGCAGTGTCTACAAGGGTAGAAGGACTAGACCCTATGTCTGTTGTCCAGCGTAGCTTCTTACCAAAATGATAGAGTCTGTAATAGTCATCCCCTGTTCCGTTTACGTCTGTATAAAGTAAGTAGTCAACGTTGCTGCCTATATCTGCTTGATCGGGTTTGTACCAAACGCTGAAACTAAACGGTGATCGGAAAGTATCTTGAAACGAATTTTCGACTAAACCGTAGTCGCTGTTGCCTACGTCAAATGCCCGTGTACCAACAGCAGCGTCCGTGCTAAATGTCGGACTACCGTTTATTGTCATGTGGTTGCCGTTAGCTGTTTCGTCAGGAATATCCGTATTCGGATTAAAGCCAATCGCACTTGCACTAAGGTTAACCTGACAGGACGCTGTACCGCTGTGAGTCTGTGTTGTTAAACCTCCATCTGCCGTTGCCTCAATCGTTACCGATATGTTGGCTGAACGGTAATACTGTTGGTCTGTTTGTTGACCGTTTGCTGTTGCAGTAATTGTTACGGATGCAGTAGCTGAACGTGTTACGCTTAGTGTTGGTGTAGCGGTCGCGCTAATACGTACCAACACCGTCCCTTTAATGTCTCCACCCACAGGCACAGTCGGTACAAGGTTTGACGACCGTGTAAACCTGTTGGGTAACCTATTAAATTTGTTAGGTAGCCTCGAAAATTTGGAAGCAGAATCTGTCGTAAGGGACGGTAGCTTCATACGCTAGAGTGAGTTAGCTGTACCTGTTGCGTAGACTGTGTACGTACCGTCAGAATAGTTACTGACCTTGGCACGCATCTTCTCGTAATGACCTTCGTCGTCACGGACCATGTACGCACCAGTAGCTGTAATTACTTCTTCGTGTATGCTGTACCAGTTCGCTCCAACGTATGCCTGAATGTCCACAGTAGCACCACTGCTCACCGATTCAGCAACAATGGAGAACGTCCAGCCCTTAGCGTGTTCCGTTCCATGACTGCTGCCTGTGGTGTTGGCAGTAACTCCGCTCATCAGCGTGTTTTTTTGTAGTGATATAACGCTCATAGTTGTAATTCCTATTTAGGGACGTTCACCCCCGATCCTCCACTGTATCCACCAACAGAAGGACGACGGACCGTCAGTTGTGCTGTTCCCCGTCTACGCTTGGTTGCAGAACCAGCAGCCCTTTTGGACGCAGGTTGGACTACCGCAGCCGTAGGCACTGGTGGAGGGGGTGCTGGTGGTGGCGGTGGTGGCGGGGGTGACATTTTGGGTCGTGAGAAACACATAATTAGTCCTGTATGATGATTGTTTCGTTCTGTTCATTATAAACTGCAATGAGATGGTCAATGACCGCACGCTGTCCTGCGTAGTACCACACCTTACGGTCGGGCCAACTAATGTCGGCACAACGTGCTGGGTACATCTCGTCCAAACGGTCGATCAAGTCCTTACTTAAATCGGGTAATTTTCGTATAGGGTTATTCATTGAATGCTAAGTCGTTAAGGTTTTCGTCGAGCTTACCGTCCTTGATGGCTTGCTTTGTCCACATCATGGACGCTGCATTCCACAGGATTGCACCAAGGTGGTCTTCTGATTCATCACCCTCGTTCACTGCTAGTAAATGACGGGACAGACTGTCTACGTACCGACTGAGGGGAACACCCTTCATCCAGTTGCAGTCACCATACTTGACGGCTCCTTGTTCGTAGCGGTCGGCAAGGGAGCGAAGGGCGCATGGGGGAATAAGGCTTGGTCGTCCTCGTCCAGCGTCCCCGTCACGCTGTGCACCTGAGTTGAATATCTTCTTTTGTCCGCTGTCTGGAAGGTCTTTGGTAGCCATAGATAGTTTATCTCCTTATTTTTTAGATTGTATTCGTTCTTACGTAGTAGTCGTGCCATCCACGCATTCATTACTGCTTCGCTTTCTGGCAGGTCGGCTTTGTCGTACAGCTTCATTACTGCGTCCCAAGTGTAGCCTTCCTTGTCGAGGTACTTGGTTGCTGTCTTCACACCGTACTTAGGTACACCACTGTATCCGTCTGTGTGGTCACCAGCGATTGTTTGGATCAGGTGGAAACGATCAGCCATCTCTTCGCTGGGATGGTGATGTTCTTGCTTTCTGAAGTTGTACCAACGACCTGGTACACCGTGAAAGTCCTTGTCGATACTGACAATGATACGTGTGTCTAATCTGTTGGGTCTTTCAGTAGCGAGGATGGACAGTACGTCGTCAGCTTCTAGGTTGGGCCAACACTCACACTCAAACGTCTCCTTCATCCACTCACGGATAGGCTTGATCAAGATGGGTTTGAACGATGCTCGCCTGTTACTTTTATATAATGGGTTAAGCTTACGTCGGAAGTTAGCACTGTCACTGAACGCAACAATGGTAGACGTTGCACACAGATGTTCTTCCAGTTCGTTGATACGTTCGTGGACGTAGTCCTTGGCTCTGCCCATGTCACCGTGCAGTGTCCACAGGTCTTCTTCCCATTCAACAGGGTACTGGCTGGTAAACCCTGCTTCGTAGGCTAGTACGTCACCGTCTATCAGAATGACTGTTTGTTCTTTGTTACTCATGTTTATCCTTTTTGTTTTTATTGTTCGTAAAAGAGGGACCAATTTTCCTTGTATCGTTCCCGCTTACTAATCTTGGTTTTCGTTTTAGGGAAAAGACGAAGGGAGCCTGTCGTTATTGTGGCTGATGGTATTAAGTACCAACAATTATACGGCTGTAGGTAGCAAGCCATTACGTCGAATAGTTTTGTGTAATTAGTTACCCTTCTGTTGTCGTTAACCTTGAACCGCATTGAGTCGCCATGCCCAACTAGGTTGCTCCCTTTAACCTGTACCTTCACCAATCCCCGTGGGCATTCCACCAGCACGTCATAAGGCTGGACTGTTGACGGTTCCAACACGTCAAACATACGCTTCAACGCTTCCACCTTGAACATAGCCTCGTAGATGAAGCCCTCATGTTGTCTCGGATTCACGGGTCAATGTGTGTCTGCCCAGTTCTTGCCCACCTTGTACTCACCATCGAGTGGGCAGTTGAAACGCAGGTCATCCCCCGCAATGCGTATGCTCTCCACAGCAATCTTGCCGTAAGAGTCAGCCTTGAGTGGGTCAACCTCTGCTTGAAACTCGTCATGGATGTTAGCTACCCATGCCCAATCTTTTCCGTATTGCCAGCTTAATTTTCGCAGGGCTTGGTCACATCGAACCAACGCTTGCTTCATGGCAACAGCACCACACGACTGTAGTAATGTGTTTAGTGCTGCGTGTTCGCTGCGTATAGGAAGCACACGTCCGTCAATGCCTTTGAGAAAGCCGTACTTTTTAACACGTTCCTCAACGATCTTCTTGAGGCGAGCCAGTGCTGGTGTTTTGGCAAGGAACCGTGTCTTCAGTTGCTTACCTTCTTTGGCTGTACCCCCAACAATGTCACCTATCTTTGCGTCACCTGCACCATACAGGAATGCGTAGATAAACGTCTTGGCTTGGTCCCTTGTCTCCAGACCAGCAGCGTTTTGGTTGACGGTGTGAATATCGTCTTCCAACAGGTAGCGTCCGTATTCACCACCGTCGAACAGTGCTAGGTAGTGGGCAAGACAACGTAACTCCAGTCCACTAGCATCCACACCAACAAGGTCAAAGCCTTCACCTGCTGTGAACAATGCCCGACACTCCTTGCCGTACTCAGCACGGACTGCTGGTACTTGTGCTACGTTAGGTAGGCTGTGGGTACAACGTCCTGTGACGGCTCCGTTGGTGTTGACCTGACCGTGTATACGTCCGTTCTGTACACAACTGAGCCAACCGTTCTTACCTTCGGCTAATTGTCCCAGACGTTTCACAACCATCAGGTACTCCAACAGCTTTACTGCTGACGGATGGTTAATACCTTTGAGTACACCTTCGTCAATCTTTGCACGACCGTCAGGTGTAAAGACTGTCGGCTCCCACCCTAAAGCTTTAAGACGAGCTGCTATCTGTTCCCTGCTTCCTGGATTAAAGGGTGTTGTCCTGATCTTGTTGCCTTGCTTCTCAGCATCATTGGCTCTTGCCTGTGGTTGTCCTGCTTCTTTCAACACAGCCTTTAAATCACCCTTGGTCTTGGCTGTGTATTCTTCACCGTCCACAACAACAGACCAGCCAGCAGCCGTCTTCATCTCTTCGTGTGTTGGTGGAAAGACAGTCTGTAGTTCGTCACGTAGTTCAGCCCGTCGAACGGTCAGCGTCTGCAACAAGTCCTGTGCTGCTGCTTCATCAAACGTAAAGCCACGAAGCTCCTGCCTTCTTATTATATTAGCGAACCTGTGTTCGATGGTCAGCATGTTGACGGACGGTTCATCCTCCTTCAGGAACTGTGCAAGCTTTACAGTGACCAGTACGTCACGCTCACAGTAGTCCTTCATGTCTTCGTTGTATGTGTCCCAAGCATGTTCCTGCTCACCGTAGTTACCTTTGGTCAGTCCTAGTCGCCAGCCCCATGCTTTGAGACTGTGACTGCCCCACAGTTCCTTGGGAAAATCATCACCACGTTGCATGTCCACGCCACGAATGTCGCTATGCATACACCTACTGGTGACCAGTGTGTCCAACACGTTACCGTTGGGTTGCCAGTTCAGCAGCTTCTTCATGACTGGCAGATCGAAGTTAATAATGTTGTGACCACAGATGTACTTTGCTTCACCAAGCATGGCTAAACCCATGTGGATTGTGTCGGTGGTGAAGGTGGTCATCTTCTGGCTGATCGGATTATAGACCGACATGCAGTGTATCTTTTCCACACCCTTGAGCGTGGCAAAGTCTTCGACTGCGTTCGTCTCTATGTCGAAGTATAGTGTTACGTCTTTCATCGTTTTTCTTGTTGTGGGTTTGTTAGTTCATACAGTTCTTCTTGGTCGGCAACGTAGGCAGGTACGGGCATAAGCGTGGTCATGCGTTCACTGACCAGCATCTCTTCAGCGGAGATAACACCCCTGTAAAAATACATGGGGAACACACCTGTCATCAGTGCGTAGTAATCAACTAGACCAATCTTTTTGTTGTTGCTGCACAGCAGCTTGCCTTCAGGTCGGTGGGTTGTCTTCACGTCAATACGTAGACCATTCCACAGACAGTCACCGTCGTCTGTTTCATGGGTGACGGGTCGTATGTCCATGTCGGGGAAGATGTTGAAGATTTTGCAAAAGGCTACTTCACCAGCAAACCCCTCAATGTCAGGCAGGTACTCGTCACTAACGGCTGGGTACTTCACACGCTTCGTGCCGCGCAACGTGTTAAAGTCTCGTCGTCCCTTAGCAACCGTCTTGACCAACCGCTGCTCCATCTCGTTCAGTTTTACGTAAGCTCCCTTAGTCATAGTCGTCCTTGCACGCGCCTCCAGTACGCTTTGGTTTGTGGTTTTTTGTAGCCGAGTGGTCCTCCGTTATGGATACGTGCCAGTTGCTCGTAGCTAGGTACGGCTGGTCCGTATAGTTTCCAGTAGGCAGCCATTGTTCGCTCGGCATACGGTCTGAATATGCAGTGCAACCACGACCCACGCTTCAACCACGGGTCTTGTTTACATGCGTCCAACCAGTAGTCGTAACTGATCTGGTACGGACCAATGGACATACCGTCGTCACCGACTGCCCACATGTTGCCGTTGCTTTCCACATCACGTATGGCCCTGAACAGGTCCGTGCGTTTATCACCGCTAGAACGGAGCGTTATCGACGGTAATGTCAGTGCCAGATTTAAGAGCAGTAGTATCCGTTTCATTTAGTCTTCCTGTGTCGTTGTCGTAGTAAAGTTCGCCAGCCAGCCCCGTCTCTCCTGTGAAACGGTTCTTCAACACACGTATGCGTGTCTGGTTAGCTGACTGTTCTGCTTGTTGGTTCCGTTCCATGCCCACCACTATGTCCGATAGTTGGGCTATGGCTGCGCTGCCTCGTAGGTGGGCAAGGCTGGTCGTCGCTCCTTCCTCATGACCCACCCCCGCAGGTCTTTTGAGATGAGAAACGACGACCATGCCACACCCTGTTTGTTCAACGAGCGACCGTAGTTTGGTCATTGTGTTGTCGATCAACCGTCTTTCGTCATCCCCTGCAAACCCCGATACGACGATTGACAGATGGTCTAAAAATATCCAGCTACACCCCATGCCTTTGCA